GACACGGATGGAGATGGTGTTTTTGAGACCACGCTCGCGGCAACTGACTACATCCTGGAGCCAGTCAACGCGGCGATGTTCGGCAAGCCGTTTACCAGCATTGAGCTGGCACCAGCGACGACCGTCGCGTTCCCAGCTGATCTGGACAAGGGAATCCGCATCATCGGCAACTTCGGCTGGAGCGCGATCCCCGCGTCGGTAGTCCAGGCGTGCATTATCGCCTCCTCGCACCTATACGAAGCTCGCAAGGCATACCTCGGAGTCATTGGCGGCGCTGACACAGGTGGTGTCATCCGACTTAGCCAGAAGCTGCACCCCGAGGCGGCAATGCTGCTTGAGGGCTACCGCAAGTATGACGGGATGGCGGTCTAGTGAATGATGTCGCAGTCGCGCAAGCCCTAGCCGCACGAGCCCTGGCGGTCTCGGGACCGACTGGCTACGCTGCAATCCGCAACTCATTTGCCTTTCCGCAGTCCGCCATCTCAGCGGTCCCAGCTATCATCATCCTCCCAGATACCGACTCCGTGGAGTATGGTGGGCAGACGCGCAGAGTCACATGCACCTTTAAGGTCCGCGTCTACCTGGAGCCCGTCGCCGATTTATCCAGACGATTCCAGATGCTGCACGCCTACCGCACTTGGCTACGGAACCTATACAATGGCGCAGTGCAACTTGGCGGCGTCGTAGACATGGCAAGTGTGGTAAACACTGACATGAGCAATGATGAGCTCGGTGGCGACTCGTATTTAACGGTTGAAGCTACTGTAGAATGTGTCAAGCAAGAGGCGGTTGCAATAACCGCATAGGGAGATAAAATATGGCAAACGGCAGCATGATGTTCTCAAAGGCGGTCATCAAGGGCGAGACCACTTACGGGTCTGGCGGAACAGCCGACTACGGCGCAAGCGGCGGGCGCCGCCTTACCATCAACCCCCTTGGCACGCTGACGCTTGGGCAGGAATACGACACGGGGGCAGACCGCAGCGTTTCGCTAAGAAACCCAGTAGTCGCCAGCCGAGTCGTAAAGATCTCTGATAATCCAGAAGTTACGCTTGAGGCGCCAGCGGCAACGACTGATGACCTCACTGTCTACTACACGATGCTTCAGAACAGCAACGCAGCTGGTACGCCAACTGGCACTGCCTCCCCATACACATGGAACATCCCGATTGGCATGACTTCATCTGCGACCGCGCCAAAGTCATATTCAGCAGTTCTTGGCGATGGCAACCAGAATTATCTGGTGACTGGCATCCTCCCAACCACCTTAAATATCTCAGCTGAGGCTGGTGGTCTGACATCTGTCTCCGTCTCGGCTTTTGCCAAGACGGTGGCAAAGAGCACCTTTGTGCCTGGAGAGTCGCTGCCCACTGACGCACGAGCCCTCCCAGGGCGACTGTGGACGGCATCCTACGGCACGGCATTCCTATCCGCTGGCACAGCTGGCGGAACTGCGTTTACTCACCTATTTGACTGGGCACTACAGATCAACTCGGGCATTGCCCCCATCAACGCCCAGGCTGGCTCGCTGTCGCTGAGCGATTACAACCAGTTCGCCTCGGCATTTGGCGGCACACTTTCGCTTACCGTTGCAAGCAACGGATCAGCTGTGGCACAACTCTTTGACAAGCTTGGAACTAAGAGCTTCTGGCGTCTGCACTGGGAGGACGCTGGGAGCCCAGCTCACTCGGCAGACATCCTCGTATGCGCGGTCCCAACAAGTGTTGAAGTTATGAGTGCTGATGCCGATGGCATCGTTACCTACGCGGCGGAGTTGGCTCTGGCGTATGATGAAACATCCTCCAGCAGCGTGACGCTCCAGGTCAAGAATAACATGGCAACTTTGCCGTAAGTTAGCTAGAGGAGGGGTAGATGACCGCACCGCAAAAGCCAAACGCTAGGACGATCCGATTTGACCTTAAGGCGCCCTACGAGGGCTTCTATGTTGAGGCTAAGGCGGACTTTCCAGCTCGTACCCTTGCCGACCTGAGCTCTGGAGATTTCTCCAAGGCGATGCTGGCATTTGACAAGCTGGTCATCTCGCACAACTTGACGGATGCAGAGAACAATAAGGTCCAGTCGCTCATGGACGCAGATCCATACGATCTTGTCACTAAGGCAATGGAAGGCTGGGTTGACGCGCTGGGAAAACTCCCACCGCGCTAAGAACGGCGGCGCGGCGCCTAGCGAACGGGAACCCAGTTAGCCCACCGATTGAGCTGGTATTTATTATCCTGGCTCAAAAGTTCGGCGTTACGCCAGCTGTCATTGCCGAATCCGATGCCGACCAAGTGCTAACATGGTGGCAACTCATTGTTGACATGGAGCCACGCCAAAGGAGTAAGTAATGCCACGAAGTCCACTTGAGGTCACTATCAAGGAGGATGTCGTGCTCCGTGAGATTCGCAATCTCCAACAGGCGCTTGGCAACGCATTCAACCCACGCGAGTTGGACAAGATGGCACAGTTTGCGACAGTCAACGCAGCACGAGCCCTCCAAGACTCAGTGCGCCAAGAATCGCCAGACCGCAGTGGCTTTATGGACAAACAGGTCAAGGGGCGCCGCTCTAGGCTGACCCGCCCAGGAGCTATCGTCGGTCCAGTCGGTGGCAAGAAAGGCGCTTGGTACGCCAAGTTTGTGGTCTACGGCACCAAGGCGCACCGCATCTACGGCTCGGTAGGCGGCAAAGCTGACTTCCTTGGCGCATCTATCAACAAGCCACTCAAGCTCATCACTGGTCAGACAGTCAACGCGGTCCGCCATCCTGGTGCCCAGTCCAACAACTTTGTCGTGCGCGCAGCCGAGAGGAATATTGACAGGGCAACCGACGCCTATACCGCTAGTATGGCGAAGTTCATCACAGATGACCATTTCCGCCAGAAGGTCGTCGGGCTCCAGGCAAGCTATCGCTCCAAATACGGGGCAGACACGAGGAAAGTGAATGGCTACTAACGCACAGGTCAACTTTACGATTGCAGCTCGCAACCAGGCGAGCGGTGCCATTGCGGGCGTAAACAAGAGCCTGGGCGGTCTGCGAGCCAAAACCGTTGCGGTCGGTTCCGCTATTGGTACCGCGCTCGGCACGGTTGCCGTAGCTGGCATTGCCAAGCTGACCGACTTTATCGGAAGCTCAATCGGGGCAGCATCAAACCTTGCCGAGTCCATGTCAAAGACCAAGACCATCTTTGGGGATGCGGCAGACGGCGTTATCGCCTTCGCGCAGACGGCTGGCGATAGCCTCGGACTTAGCCAACAAGCTGCTCTTGACGCCCAGTCAACCTTCGGCATCTTTGCTCAGTCGGCTGGCTTGTCTGGCAAGGACCTGAGTGATTTCTCTGGAAACCTGACAACCCTGAGCGCCGACTTCGCCTCCTTCTACAACACCAGTCCAGAACAGGCAATCACGGCAGTTGGCGCAGCGCTACGAGGCGAGTCCGAGCCTATCCGCAAATACGGCATCTTGCTCAACGAAGCGGCGCTCAAGAACCGTGCGTTGCAAATGGGGATTATTAAGAACACCAAGACGGCTCTTACCCCGCAGCAGAAGGTGCTTGCGGCACAGGCGGAAATCATGGCGCAGTCCAGCAAGGCACAGGGCGACTTTGCCCGAACATCTGGCGGTCTTGCGAACCAGCAGCGCATCCTCTCTGCGGCAATGTCCAACCTCAGCGCGGACCTAGGTACCGCGTTCCAGCCGATTCTGTCTGAGGTCATGGGGTTCATCACGGGAACGGTCATCCCAACATTCCGCGAGAAGTTTGTGCCAGCTATTGGCGCGCTGAAGGACATTTTTGAGAAGGTGGCTACCACCATCAAGGGCGTGGTCGGACCAATCATAGAAGCCCTGCAAAAGCCTGTTAATCGCATTATCGGCACCTTCGGGATGCTGCTCATTACACTCCGTCCAGTCATCGCAAGAATCCAGTACGAGCTGCTCGTCGCGTTTCAGAAGCTTGGACGGTTCATCACAGATGTTGTGGCGCCAGCAATCGTAGGATTTGTCGGACTCCTCAACGGTCCATTTGGTATGGCACTGAAGCTCCTTGCTGGAGCCTTTGTGGGGGTCAAGATTGCGCTGATGCTATATAACGGCATCCTTGGCGTTTGGAGCGCTCTGCAAGCCGCTGGGACGGCAATTACTGGAGCATTTACGGCTGCACAGGCTGCCCTTAACATCGTGCTGAACATGAACCCGATTGGGCTCCTGGTCCTGGGGATCGCCGCGCTGATCGGGGCACTAGTTGTCGCCTATGCCTCGTCCGAGGATTTCCGCAACATCATCAACGGCGTCTTTGACGCTGTGACTAGCGTAATCGGGGTCATCGTTGGCGGGCTGGTCGGGGCGTTCAACCTCCTAGTTGAAGTTGCCAAGACGGTCGGACAGGCGCTCCTGGACTCGCCACTCGGCATATTCTTTAAGCTTGCAATGATGGTAGCCGACGGGATTGGGAGCATCCTGGGGGCTGTGTTTGGCGGGAGTGATGCCAGCAAGAATGCCACCAGGGTTGCCACTGCAACTGCTGGCGGAGTCACAACTGCTACTGGCACAGGCGAAAGGCGCGGATACAGTGCGGCAGAGTTCGCCGCCGCGAGCGGCGATTTTAAGCCAGTGACTAATGTCAATGTCACGCTAGACGGCAAGAAGGTTGCGTCAGCTATTGACACAAGGCTCGGAGCAAATGTCGCCGCGCCATCCCGAACGACAGGCAGGGGTCAGTAGTTGTGGCATCCGTACCGTTTCAGTTTCTTGTAGATATTGCACCAGTCTATTCGGCGACTAGATCGCTCACCACCGTCACCGTTACAACTGGGTATAACTCACCACTTCCACAGATTGACAGTGCAACTAGGGCTTCATCAACTGTCACCATAACGACTGTCATTCCGCACGGCTTGACGAGCGGAGATTATGTGGTCGTCAGCGGCATTACCACCGCAACTAACATGAATGGAACATTTAGCGTCACGGTCACATCCACAACAACCTACACCTACACATCATCTGGGACTGGGGCGACTGGGACTATTGACGATGCAGAGCACGCAAAGCGTGTGCTATCGCCTCATGGCTTGCTCCAGAGCTCTGCCATCCAGGTCGGCGGATTGACGGCAGATGGCACTGCATACAATGGCTCATACGCTGTTGCTTCTGTTCCAGACTCTACGAGTTTCACGGTCACGACGCTTACATCTGGAGCGGGAACGGCAACAATTGACACTGGATTTATCTCCGTTGACCTCATGAACCCGTTGTCAAATTACAGCTCAGCCGATAAGAAAACGGCACCATTCGTGTTCATTGACAGCCTTAACATGAGCGCATCTGGAGACGGCGGGTCCTCATCTATGTCCGCCACAATTGTGCAAGATGTTACGCCGTCAACGACCCCATTCTGGTCGCTTTTGCCAGACCAAACGAGGGTCAGGCTCGTAAAAGCCGACACCCTCACCACACCAGCCTCGGACTCCAGCGATGTTTACTTTCTGGGTCTGATCTCGGCGGTAAGCGTCTCAAAGACTGGCGGAGGATTTGGTACAGTTGCAGAGCTAACTATTGACGATGTAAATTCCGTTCTTGACAAGCTAACCGTTACCAACAGGGTTGCTGATGTTCCAAAAGCTGTTGAGCCAAAATTTGGCTCGCGCATCTATCGCGCCACTGCAAGTCCGACTAACCTTGTTTGTATTACAACAAAGGACCCGCACGGTTATACGGCTGGCACCACAAAAATAGATGTCATGGGCATATTGAACCCTGGACCAGCAAGCATGGCTGGAACATTTAACGGCGTTGGCATTACTGTCTTTGCGACACCAACGACTCGCTCTTTCAGGTATCAGTCAACGGGAACAGTTACCCAGGCAGCTGATAGGAGAGTTGGGGGCATTACCTTCGCTCGCGTCGGGTCAACGCTAGATCAGTTTAAGGTTACATTTGCCGAGAAACACGGCATTATCGCTGGGTGCAGTCTTGAAGTCGGCGGTATCACGAGCGTTGAAATGGGCACCATTAACGGCATTTACGATCCGTCGCAAATTACAATTACCTCGGATAAGATCTTGACATTTAAGATGTATTCGTCAATTCCGACAGCGGACTGGGGGGCATTCACAGGAGCCTATCTTGGCTCGGTTGTCAGCATTACGCCAACTGGAGGAGCTGATCAAACCATTATCAAGCTGGCGCCTAATGTTACTGAGACAAATGCCGTCAAGAAAATGTTGAGCGCCGTCAATTCGTACAAATCATCGGATTACCCATTGCAACGCCTCTTGTCAACATCAACGGAGACGGGCATTGTCGGAGGTACAACTAAAAATAAGATTGGGCTGGATGTCCCCGCAAGCTCGCTAAGGAGCGCGCTGGATACGGTAATTGAGGCATTCCAGGGTCAAGACAAGGCGGAGCGGAGATACTTCGTTGGGCTTGACGGCAAGCTCAACTTTGCCCTGGTTGACAGCACGCAAAAACCCACTTATCCGACCGCACCCTACTCGGTGTCTACAACTGGACCGTGGGACACCTCTGGCACGGCGGTGAAGTCCACCGTGTATCCAGTCAGCCTAAAGCTTGACTATGACAACAACACGACTAAAAGCGCCTTGCTTAATGTCAACGGTTTTAACAACAAGACAATCACGGCAATTCGCTCGTATACCTCTGGGGATATTGGTTTTACAAAGCGAGGCGGTGCGCCAGAGTTTGACGAGATTGTTGATTACCCGACCACATCAAATAATCCAGCCAGTGAAATTCAGCGCGCAGCTACAAGCTTTCTGACAGAGCGTCACCGTCCGCTGTTGAGTGGGTCGTTCACTTTGCGCGGGGCTGGGTCAATTGTGGGGGTCAACGATTACGGATTCTCAGCTGGCTATCGCCAGCTGACGGCAACGCCGACATATGGTCTGGTCAAGCGCTGGGAGCCAGGTCAGTGGGTGGAAATTTATGCTCCAGAAATGGGAATCTCTCCAGCAACGCTTTACCGAGTTGAAGGCATTAACTGGCGTTTAAGCGGCAACGGAAGCTTCATTCAGGAAATTGAAGTAATATTCAACCGACGCTACCAGTCAACTCTTACGGCTGCAATAGGGAAGGCAAAAAGCTGATGGCACAATTCGGCAGCTCGCGTGGCATTACGGCGCAATCTGTTGCTGGGGTCTTGGCGGACAATGGCGACACAATTGTCAATCCCAGCACGCAATTTGGAAATTCTCCACTCGGCATTGCGCCGATTAGCCAGGCGCTATACGGCATTGCCAACCCGACATTTGACAATTTGCCGCCAGATCCGTTTGCGGCAATCAAAGATTCCGTCAACCCCCTTCCTTATTGGTCTATCTCAAATAGCAGCTCCGACGCCATTGACATCAACATGTCATACGACGACACAACCAAGACCTACTCGGTGCTCATTGACCCAGCTGGTGCCGTCATCGGGGATTATGTAACTTTGACAACTAGGAGCTTCATTACAACAGACGACAATCTGGCTCTGCGACAAAAAGCCCTAGCTATCTTGCAGAAAATTGGGACATATTCAGGCACAACGCAGTTCAATCTTGCTTTAACGGCGACAGTTTATGATCACAATGATGTGGTGCTAACAACATATACGGTTGGGACGGTTTACGACAACACCACCTGGACCTCAATTAGCGGATTCACAACGACGGGAGTTACTACAGTCAATGCATCTGCGGAGTATGTTGACCTTTCCTTTGTCCTAACTGTCACCGCAACGGTCACAAGTGGTGTTTCCGTCAAAATCAAGTCACTCATACTGTCCAGCAAAATCGGTGCAAGCGGGTCATTTGTCGTTACCGAAACCTTTACGAGCAGCTCTACCTGGACGGTTCCCCCTGGCGTGACCAGCTTGATTGCGGTCGTAGGGGTAGGAGCTGGCGGCGGCGGGGGCGGTGGACCATTTGCAAATACCACGGCTGGACCCAGCGCGTGCGGTGGCGCAGGGGGCGGAGCATCTCCGTGGGTCATTCTGCGTGACCTAACGCTAGGAACAGCAACCAGCGTATCTGTTGGCATTGGGGCTGGAGGCGTTGGTGGCACTGCGGCGGGCGCGGGGACTGGTAGTTCCAATGTGTTGCTCCAGGGCGGCATCGGCGCGGCTGGTGGTGCAACTACATTTGGTTCATTCCTGACCATTACTGGCGGCGGAGCTGGTGCCGCTGGCACAGTCACAACTACGGGCACGGCGGTCGCAGTGAGCGGCGGCACAGCAGGACAATCAACAGCCGTTTACTACAACACTGGAATAGTTGCTGGGACTGCGGGCGGTAACAGTGGGGCGGGCGGCACAGCAGTTGGCGCAAGAGATGGAGTGGCTGGGGGAGCAGTCGGTGCGTCTGACAGGTTAATTTATCCATATCTTACCTTTAGCGGTTCTGCAAATTCCGCTGGTAGCGCAACTATGGCTGGCTGGAACTTACCAAGTGCAAGCCGTGCTGTCGTTGCTGGTACTGCGGGCATTTCTGCATCTGGCACCGCAGGATTTGGCGGTTCTGGCGGTGGAGGCGCGGGGGCGCGGCAAAGTGGCAGCGGCACGGCAAGCCTATTTGTTGGAAATGGTGGGAATACAGGAGCTTGGGGTTCTGGCGGGGCTGGCGGCGCTGCCGTAGCTGGATCGGTGGCAAGCTCTCAATTATCAACTGCGTATACGACACGCGCTGGCGATGGCGGTAGCGCTGGCGCGAACAGCGGCTGTGGCGGAGGCGGTGGCGGCGCCCTTCTACTGAATGCAGTCGGTAGTGACTCAATAAAACTTGGTGGCACTGCTGGAGCTGGGGGCGCTGGGGCTGGCGGCTGTATCGTCCTTGTATACGCTGGATAAGGGCTTAGATGACGCGCTACGCTTTTATCAACGCTGACGGCATTGTGGTGCAAGTCATCGTTGGCGACCTTGATGAGCGGCAACAGGCGCAATTTCTCAACGACTACCGTGCTATTTTTGGCGCGACTCAGGTCATTCCAGTTGAAGCTGATGCGGCAGTCTGGATTGGCGGTTCGTATACTGACGGAGCGTTTAAGCCAGAGCCTGTGCCAGAAATCCTGGCAGAGCCTCTGCCCGAAGTTGTCACGGAGACCATCTGATGACTGCGAACCAGAGCCAGGAGATTCTTAAGCGTCTTGAGCGCATTGAGCAGGACCTCGGAGAAATTAAGCTGGAGCTTGCAGAGACCCGAGGTGCGTTTCGCCTTGCCAAAGTCATCGTTGGGCTTTTGGGCATTTCTGGGCTAGGTGGGCTGCTCGCCTGGATTCAGAGCCAGGGTAAGTAAATGCCCCGACCGTTGCCGCAGATCAAGTTGGTCACCCAGCGAAATCCAGGAGATACGCACTGGGATGACTGCGCCCCCAGCTGCACGGCAATGCTGATGCGGCGCGGCGGATACTCCCAAACCGTCACCTGGCACGAGGTCCGATACGCCATGGAGGTCCGAGGAGTTCACGACCGCAAGGACAAGGCTGACCCGACCACGCCCGAACAGAATGCCCAGGCGTTCAGGGACATCACTGGCGATGATGTGAATAAAATCTATCCAAAGTGGGAGAAGCTCAAGTCCATCATTGCTTCTGGCGGCGGAGCGGCTTTGTCTGGCGACTACGCCAAGCTTCCGCCCTCAGCTCGGCATGCCGACTACGCAGACCAGGCAAAGGCGTCGTTCGGGCATGCCGTCTATGTGGAGGATTCCGACACCCCTGGGAGCTGGCTTCTGTACGACCCGCTGGAGAAGGCTGGATCTAAGCCTAAACTGGTGCCTATTGACATTGTGAACAAGTATCTCTACAAAAGAGCAGATGGGAAAGTCTACGCACTATGCGTAGAAAACCATGTAGGAAAGGTGTGGGTCTAAATGGAGTCAAACACTGTCCTTAGCGAGATCGCAACCCAGGCGGTAATCGCCCTGGTTCCAGTCCTAATCGGCGCCCTGGCATTCGTCGCCAAGGAGGTCTACAGCTGGATCAAGTCTCGGGTCACAGTTCAGCACATGATCATCCTGGAGCAGCTTGCAGTGTCGGCTGTGTCGGCAATTGAGCAGACGCTCAAGTCGTCGCCAGGCAAGGAAAAGAAAGAGGCTGCACTTGCGATTTGTCGCCAGGCGCTGCTAAAGCGGGGGATCAAGTTGGACGAGGAGCAGATCGCAGCTGCAATTGAAGCTGAGGTCTACAACCGAAAGATCGGATTCTCTGTAGAGCAAGTCACAGCCTAACCAGACCTGAAGGGAGGGATTATGGGAAAGCTCAAGGACCTAGCGATAGAGTTTGCCAACCGTAAGAAAGGACCGCAGTGCTCTGTCGGTCAGATCTTAGACACACTGAAGCCAGCTGATCGCGCCGAGTTGACCGAGGCAATCACGAGCCGCATTCCTGGACCAGCAATCTGCGAGGCAGTGTTCAAGATGTATGGCGTTGTGTTGAAAGCGCATATCGTCGGGCGTCACCGTAGGGGGGAGTGCAAATGTCCAAGCTGACAGACGCCTTAGCCAAGGCGCAGATCATCCAGCAAGCGCGCATGCCGCGCAAGGCGCACCCAGACGGCTGGGAGCCAGGCGTGCGTTGGGATGAGTCCACCCGCACGGGAGCGATCACCGTCAGCTCCAACAAGGCGAGCCCAGACTGGGATTTACTCCTGTCCGAGTGGGGCTTTGACCCAGCCAAGTTCTGCGTCGTGGACGACACGATCCAGTTCCGTACCTGGGACGCAGCTACGGGCGAGGGCAATGTCCAGCGGTTCTATTACTACCGAGCGCAGATCGGTCTGCGTTCGCCAGAGGATGACGCGGATGTTGCCAAGCTTGCCGAGCTAATTAGCAAGCGAAAGCCAAAGCCGATCAAAGAGGTCGGGATTGGCGGTCAGCTGGTTGTCGCCCTGAGCGATTGGCAGATCGGACAGCGCGGCACCGACGAGTCAGTTGAGCGCATCCTTCGCCTCGTTGACGAAATCCCAGCTCGTTGGCGCGAGCTCCAGAAGCTCGGGGTGCCGCTGAAGGGGATTACGCTCCTGGGTCTTGGCGACCTGGTTGAAGGTTGCGAAGGCTGGTATCCCGCCCAGGCATTCCTGTCTGAGTTGAACGAGCGCGAGCAGCGCACCCTAGTGCGCCGACTCCTGGTCAAGATTGTGGAGTCATGTGCCGATGTCGCACCGACGCTCGTTGCGGTAGTCGGCGGCAATCACGGCGAGGCTCGGCGTGGCGGCAAGGCGTATACCGACAGCTCGGACAACGGGGATGTTGAAGTGGCTGAACAAGCCGCCGAGATATTTGCCGCCAACCCAGCCTACAAAGACCGCGTGGCGTTCCTCATCCCTCGGGACGAGTTGACGATTGCCCTGGATGTCGGCGGCACCATTGTCGGGTTGACGCACGGTCACTTGGCAAAGCGTGGAGCTGGTGCGGCGAACAAGATTGAGAATTGGTGGAAGGGACAGGCACTCGGCATGCGAGCTGCATCCGAGACGACGCTGCTCATCTCTGGGCACTACCACCATCTCCTTGTCAACACCATTGGTCCGAGGACGCATATCCAGGCTCCAGCAATGTGCGGACCGTCAGCTTGGTTTAGCGACATCACGGGAGTTGGCGACTCGCAAGCTGGCGCGCTATCTCTTGTGATCGGCGACGGCACTTGGGACCATCTCCGAATCTTGGCAAAGTGATCAGCTAAGATACGAAAGCGCCTGGTGGTCCCTTCCCACCAGGCACCCGTTCCGCCGTCAGAAGTGCGCGTACCTCCCGCGACTCTGGCGGCGGAGCTACTCCGCGGCGTTCAGCTTGGCGATGCGATATTCCATGATCTGGTTGATCTCATTTGCGCGAGCGACAAAGCGCTTGAAGTTCTTGAGATTGCGGGCGTCAAGATTTCCCTGAGCAATCTTTGCCTTAGCGTTGCCAATGTTAGCCAGGTTGTAAACGATGGCAGCCTCAAGCTCCTGAACATTCATGGTGTAAATGTTGTTTGCCATGTTCCCTCCTCTCAGTAAACCCTGAGATTCAGAACAAAGTTCTGAACCTGGAGCTGGTAGATCGCCAGTCCCCTGACCTGTTGGAACCAGAAGGCGAACTCTTGAACCTTTCGCGCCACTTCCACCAGAAACAGCTCGTTCATCCGACCCTCCTTCCTCGGGAACCTCTCCCGACAAGTCAAGTATATACCCTAGAGCTTACGCTGTCAAATCCTTGAGCAGCCTCTCCCAGAGGTCCATTGACCTCCTGACCGCAGCTGCCCTCCCAGCGTCCCTGAAGTCGCCAGTGTTGGCGAGTGTGTCCTGGCACATGTCCGCAACATGGATCAGCTCGGCGAGCTGGAAGGCGGTTGCAACCAGGTTAGTCCCGTTGGACGCGACAGCGTAGATGGCGCGCTTCTCAGCGTATTGCTCAGCTGTGAGCTCTTGGCAGTCGTAGCACGCGATCCTGTCGGCTTCCTCATGGTTGTAGTGGGACTGGCTAAAGTCCGTTCCCTCCATGAAGTCGGCGAGTGTCGCCCCGATCCTGATTCCCTTAGCCATTTGTTACCACCCCCTTTCTTGGAGCTCTGGGTCGCATTCCCGCCCCTACACCCTAAGTCTAAGCTATAGAGCTTACGGTGTCAAGCGCCCAGGCGTGCTCAGCTGAGCCCCCAAAGGTTAAGATTTCTTAACCTAAGAATCTGGTCTAGGGGCTTGACAGGCTAGGCGCTAGAGCTTACCTTTGATATGTAGGGGGCTTCCCCTGGAGACAAAGGAGGAGATCATGAACGATCTGTTTCAGGTGATCGGACTTTCGGACGAGGACAACAAGCGCATTGAGGATGCGCTCGTCAAGGGCTTAGAGCGAGCGGAGCGCGAGCTAGACATCTCGCATCTGTCGGTTGAGAGCCAGGCGGCGGTCGGTCGCCGACGAAACGAGCTGCGCGGCATGTCGTATGACGAGCAGCTGGACAACCTCCTAAACCTGGAGGACTGAGGGAGTTGACAGCCCTAGACGCTAGGGCTTACACTCCAGATGCGGGCAAGAGGCTCGCAGAAAGAGAGGAAAACATGGGGCAGTACGGATGGAAGGAGCCGTCGGAGGTCCAGGTCGGCGATGTGGCTACCCACTTTGTCGGCTCGGATAGCTACGGAGTCCGCGTTTCTAAGATTCAGCGTTTTGCCAGCGGCAAGCGCAAGGGCGAAATCAAGTATGTCTGGACTCAGAGAATGAACGCCAGGAACCGAGATGTCATCATCTGCGCGGTGGACGAAAAGGGTTTCACCGAGCTGAACGGTGGCGCAAAGTTCTACGCAAAGCTTGAGAAGGTCTGCCGACACATCAAGCGCTGCGAGTGCAACCGAGGACACGAGGTCATCCTGGTCGGGGGCGGCTGGTGGGACAAGCTCCGAGTCGGACAAGCGGTTGATTATTCAGATCCAAGCTTCTAGGGAGTTGCGGGGCGTAGCACACATGTGCTACGCTCCAGTTGGCGGGAGTTCCGCCAGAAGGGAAGGAGGGAATCATGGTTGACATCGGGCTGGATGTGCTGGATGTGAGGGCGGCAAGTGGTGCCGAGTTTGTCCCAAACAACAGGAAGGGTGCTGACACTCTGGGCTTGATCCTTGGGTACAAGGTCTATGTAAACCAGGTGGTCAGGGTTGACGGCTGGATGTACCAGGCAGTGGTCGCCAAGCTTGTCGCCAGGAAAGTTTCCGTGTTGAATTACACGGCGCTGTCGGCGCTGTAATGAGAGCTGCTGGAGAGGGGACACTTTTAGCGGTGGGGTGGGAGGATGAGTTCCTTGGGACAGCCTCCCAGTTCACCACTGCTGGCATACGCCGAGTTGCGGTCTATGACCTGGTTGCAATCTTAGCCAAGCTTGCAAACGAGGCGCAAGCTATGTGCAAGAAACACACCGAGGAGTGTGATCATATTGACGAGGCGATAGAGTTTGCCGAGTTCAACATTTTGAGCGCGTATGTTGGACAGGGAATGCCAGTGTTTATGACGCGCAAGACATTTGCTGAATGGCAGGAGGAGGTTGACTATGAAGCGGAATAAGACCTGGAAGGAGCTGCGAGTTGCGCGAGACCAGCGCCGCGTTGACATTGCACGATGGAGGCGAGACTCGCTTTATCTTTCGTTTGCGCTTGTGGCGGTCCTCGGGCTCTACATGCTTTCCGTCTTAAGGCATGCATGATCCCGTCTAAATATCTTGCAGCTCCAGAGTTTCACGAGAAGTTCCACCGAGAGTTGCTTGCGACGGATCGCTGGAATGCGTTTGCTTACATCTACGACCAGCTGGCTCGGCTGCACCGACCAGTCGGCATCGTTGAGACGGGCTGCGCGAGGCTGGCTGGCAATTGGATCGGTGACGGCGACTCCACGGTTGTCTGGGCATGGATTGCCAAGACGCTGGGCGGTCTTGTCACGAGCTACGACATCTCACCCGACAGCTGCAAAGTTGCCAGATACCTGGCACCGACCGCGAATGTCGTTGAGATGGATTCCATCAAGGGGCTGGCAACATATCCAGCTCCAGACATGATTGACTTTCTGTACCTGGACTCTATGGATTACGACGGCGATCCGAGTGCGCTGCATCATCTTAAGGAGCTCGGTACGGTTTGGAACAACTTGCAGCCAGGCACGATTATTGCCATTGACGACAACCTCGGGGCTGGCGAAGGCAAGCATAAGTTTGTTCTGCGCCGACTTGCAATCTCTGGCATTGAGCCAGTGGTCTGGGGGCGAGTCGTTATCTGGCGCAAGCCGATCCAGGGACCATCATGGGAGGAGATGACAGACAATGAAGCCAACCATCGGTAAAGCTATTGACCCGAGCCGCGTGGGGCTCAGCAAGTCCACGATTGTCGCCGCATCGCTGTGCCAGCGCAAGGCGTATTTCGGAGAGAAGGTGCGCGATAGTCAAGGGCGCCGCATCTCTATCCCGATGCCAGAGCGGGTGCTGTTTGGTGTTGCGATTGACAACGCAGTTCAGCACATTCTGTGGAACATCCGCGAAGGCGTGGAGTTCAGCGACGGGCTGCTAGACGCGGCGGTTGAGGACGGGCTCGCCGCAATGGATGGCAGACCTGGCTCCGAGGAGCTTGACGCGATTGCGATTCAGGACGAGCTCCAGGAGTCGCTCTACCGATTTAAGACCGAGGTTCTTGACAAGGACATCATCAACACGGAGAAGTCGGTGCTGATGCTCCAAGGTCTGGACGGCGAGTCGTTGCGATACGGCGATTTGATTGGCACGCCCGACATCTTGCAGCTTGGCATTCACGCGGCGATCTACGACATCAAGAGTTCGCCAAAGCGCAAGTCGGAGCGCGACCTGTATTCGCCAGAGATGGCACACTACGCAACCATGTATTTGGAGCTGTTCGGCGTGCTGCCAAAGATCGGCTACATCACCTGGGTGCGCTCGCAGTCAACGAGGGGCTGGCAGTTCCTCGGGGGCGAGTCAACGCTGATGCATACGGTTCTAGCTGAGGGGTACCGCACGGTCACCCGTGCGCTCCTGGAGGCGGAGTCGGTGGATCGGTTGCCGTTTAATACGGCGTTTTGTGGGTCGTGCGAGTGGAAGCTCCCGCGTCCCGAATTGGCATTTGACGGCTGCGCGATTGGGCAGTCTGTCACAAGTTTGGAGGTCAGGGCATGAGCGAGAAGTTCAAGCAATTGTCGGCACATTTCCCAGCGTCGGATGTACGCAAGCGCCCAGGGCGCGGCGGCATTGAGCTTAGCTGGGTTGAGGCACGGGTGGTCACAGATCGGCTCAACGAGGTTCTTGGGCATGACGCCTGGAGCTTCACCGTTCCAGAGATTGTGTCCAGCGGTTCCCCGTCGGTAGTCAAGGGTCGCCTGGAGGTGTTCCGAGCTGACGGGTCGGTCTCGGTCCGAGAGGACTTTGGCTATTCCACGGGTGGCTCAGGAGAGGATCTCAAGGAGGCGGTCTCAGACGCCATCAGGCGCGTCGCCAGCCTCGTGGGTGTGAGTTCATACCTTTACGCGCACTCGGGCGGCTCTGAGAGCCTCCAGAGGGCAAATGCGGGCATTTCTGCGCCACAGACTCGGGCGCCTTTATCGGTGCCTATGGGAGCTCCACTTTCGGCAGACCAGCAGCTCGTGGTCAAGGCGGCAATGCTGTTCTCGCAGTCTGCCGACACATGCAGCCACGGCGAGCAGTGGCAGCTAAAGCCAGCTGGCACCTCTAAGGTCACGGGCAAGCTCTATGGACCGTTCTGGGCGGCATCGCATAAGACGCCAGACGGCTGGTGCAAGGACAAGCCGAGCCGAGAGTTTCTGGCTGTAAACCCGACCGAGGTAAAGCCAAAGATGGTGCCAGAGGACATTGGCGAGGAGCTGCCGTTCTAATGGCGGTCACCGAATTTCGCGTTGAGCGAGTGGCGCGAGCAGACATTGCACAGTTCATAGAGCGGTGGCATTACTCGGGAAGCATAAACGGGTGCATTGCTGATTATTGCTTTGCGTTGTATGACGGACAGACAATGATTGGTGCAATGTTCTACGGGAGGATGGCAATGGCAAACCAGTGGAAACGGTTTGGTGTCCGACCAGAGGATGTCACGGAGCTAAGGAGGCTTTGCTGCATTGACGAAACGCCCAAAAACACGGAGTCTTTCTTTATCGGGTCAACGCTACGCTGGCTTAAGAAAAACACAGGGGTCAAAACGGTGGTCAGCTATGCCGATTCGGAGTATGGGCACGCGGGGGTTATCTACCAGGCGAGTAATTTCAGGATGGAGGGGTTTAGAAAGGGTGCCAGGGTCATCATGTTTGGGGGGCGGAGGTATCATGACAAGGCGATTAGGACAAAATATAAAGGCGAGCTTAAGCCGTTTGCGATGCGAATTGTAGCTGCGCTTGCAAGCGGTGAAGCCGAATACCAAGAGACCGCTGGCAAATTCTGCTATGTCTACCAGCTTAAGAAGTAGGAGGGATCTATGGGGCTTTGGATTAAGTGGGCGACCAACGCTCACAAGGACGCAATGATCAGCCGACTGACCGATTTGCAGTTCCGAGCTGTGATGGTGATTCTGTCGGAGGCAAAGGAGCTACGAAAGGGCGGCGAGTTCAGGGACCGTCGCCACCTGGCGGCGGTAATCGGTCCGAGGCTGGCGCGAGCCATCCCCGTGTTGATTGCCGAAGGCTTCCTAGGCGAGTCTCAGGGCGGTCTCGTAAGCGTCTCGCACTGGTCTCGCTGGCAAGTGGACGCGACCGCGACCGAGCGTCAGCAAAGGCATCGTGCGGGAAAAGGGGCTGAGTCACGGTTTAGTCACGCGCTAGAGCAGAGCAGAACAGAACAGAGCAGAACAGAGTCTCTTACTAATACAAAAACCATTAGCTCAATTGGTGAAATTATGAGAGGGGTAGGCAAGTGAGTCCGACATTTGAGTACCGATGCGATAAGTGCAATGCCAGCGAGGATTATGTGTTTCCGATCAACAATGACCCAGAGGTCATCTGCCAGAAATGCGGAGTCACGATGTGGAGGGCTTACGCAGTCCCGAGTGTCGTATTCCGAGGCGGAGGCTGGGCTAAGAACGACCGAGCGAAGGAGGGTAAAAATGACAGCACCAAAGACTGATACGCAAAGAGATCAGGTGCTCCGACTTCTGTATTCCAGGGGCGAGGCGGGCATCTCTGCCATTGAGCTTGACCGCAAGTGGGGCATCTACCGAGCTGCGGCGCGAGTCAACGAGCTGCGGAAGCTCGGGCACCGCATCACAACGACGCGGAAGCATGAGCAGACGGCGGTCTATGTCCTGGAGTCGCCAAAGCGGGAGACCGACATGGGCAATGGGCTCATGCAGCAGGAGGTGTTCGGATGAAGGTCTCGGACGCTGCGATCCTGGACGCCATTGGTCGGCTCAGGGCGGCAAGTGGCGTAGCTCCGACCTACCGCGAGCTCGCAGTTGAGCTAGGGCTTGCCAGCTGGTCCTCGGCTCGGTACCGTGTGCTACAGCTGCAAGTTGGCGGCAGTGTAGAGCGGCGGGATCGGGTTGCCCGATCCGTGCAGCTGAAGGGGGACAATCATGGACAAGCATGATCCGTATGGAGAGTTTAGCTATCGCCGCGACATGCGGCATTGGGAGCGCCAGTCGCGGATTCTGCATGCGACGGCTGCGGCGATCATCCTCGGGCTGTTGTTGCTGTTTGCTTGGGCGGTTGGGCTATGACGGCGCCAGTCTGGGCAGTTGATCTACCTAAGCGCATCGCATTCGCTGGGGAGATGGGTGCTGGCAAGTCGGCATCAGCGTCGGTGCTCCAGGACATCGGCTATTTTAGGCTTGCGTTTGCCGATGTGCTCCGAGAGTGCCTATCGCCGATCTACGGGCTGATTGACAAGCGCGAGACATATTTTGTGCACCAGGGCGACGGGACAGAAACAGGTCCAGTGCTGACGGGGCGCGAGTTGCTCCAACAGATGGGCACGGCAATGCGAGCGGTTGACTCAAACATCTTTATGCGAGCTATCGCCCGCCGAGTCTACGAAATGGGCAATGTCCAGATGGTGATAGACGATGTGCGGTTCCCAGCTGAAGCTCGGTTCCTGGAGGAGCACGGGTTCAAGGTGTTTAAGCTCGTGTGCCCAAGTCCGATTAGGCGAGAGCGCGTAGGGAAGTCATGGATCGGCAACGGCGACATCAGCGAAATGGCAGTCTCGCAGATCGTGGCTCCCGAGCTAAATACAGCGGCTATGCTTCCGATGCAAGTGGTACAAGAGATTGCAGCTAGGAGCCGCTAATGCCGAAAGCCAGGTCCAAAGTCAAAGAGGCGTCTCTGTGCGTCCATCAGTTCGCCGACCTTGAGCAGTATGTCGGCATGCTCCAAGGGCATCTAAATTTGCACCAGTGGCAGATTGCAGTGGTCAGAGATGCGTCGGATGTTGAGGCGTGGGCGGACATTGCGCCGCACTCCCAGGCGCAAACAGCCGATCTGCGGATCAGTCATGACTTCTGGTCCCAGCCAGCCGAGCGACAGCGCGAGGTGCTCGTTCACGAGCTGATCCATTTGGTGACATGCCGCGCAGACCAGCTGGTGGAGAATCTTGAGTTGACACTCGGAAAAATCGCCTGGTCCGCCTTTGAGCTGCAATACGAGGATGCGGCAGAGCGAAGTGTTGACCACATGGCGCGGGTTCTTTCGCAGGGCGTCCCGTTGCCAGAGTTCCGTAAGTGAATGACGAGCTGCGCGCTCAACGAGCTCGGCGCGGCAAAAACAATCGCGCCAGGGGCAATGCGATTGAGCGGTGGGCGTGCCAGGTGCTTGGCATAAAGCGAGTCGGCATGTTTGGCGGAAAAACTGACGGTGGCGCATACGATGATTGGATCGCAGTCCAAGTTAAGTCTGGCAAGAGCTACCCAGAGCGTCTTGATGCCCTAGTCAACAGCGTCCCGCGCCGCGCAGACCAGCTACGCGCCCTTGTAACGACCGATGCGCCAGGTCCTGGTACTAGGCGCCGTGCGCTGATCGTCATGCACCTAGACGAGTTCCTGGAGTGGCACGGCAAACCAGCTACGGAGTTAGACAGTTGATCGCGCTGCTCTTGTCCATTTCGCTGCTCATCCAGCCAAATGCGACAGTGAGCGGCAAGGCGTCCTATTACGACGCCACCAAAAACAACGCCTGGTACACACGCGGCTCCTGGGACCTTGAGTATTACGCCGCCGCTGGTCCCGAGCTACGAAAGCTGCACCCGTTCAAGTGGGGTGAGCCTTGGGCGGTATACATTTACAACCCAAAAACAAAGCGCGGCAAAACGGTGCTGATCGTTGATTGGTGCCAGTGCAGCAAGGGTAAAGACTCCGAAAAGCTGATTGACCTTAGCCCTAAGCTCTGGCAGTGGCTCTGCAATTGCAGCATGGGGCTTGGCGTGCAACGAGTTCGGGTGACGGTGCTATCGTTGGTCGGTGAAGGAAACCAGTGAGCAGTTCCGCGCCATAGTTGACGAGCTTGCCGCGCTCCAGGGCTGGAGCGTTGCGGCGGTGATTCGGCTTGCTGGAAAACACGGGCTCAGCGCGTCATGGGTTAAAGAACGCTACTACCAGCGTGCGGCAGTTCAGCCAGGCGACCTAGCTCGCCTGGACACAGTGCGGGTGCATCTTATTGCCGACAACGACTTGGACGACTCGGACCCAAAGAGCTCGGCGGCATTCTACCGAGAGCGCATCCAAGAGTTGAGCTGGGGCGTAGAGCACCATCGTGCAGCCGTTGAGCGCATGTGCATGGCGTGCGCCGATCCAGACGAAGGCGAGGATGCGACATGCTGGTTGCCGAGTTGCCCGCTAAGAAAAGTCAGCCCGCTACCGTTGCGGGATAAACAGAAGCGGCGCTAATTCGCGCCGCTCATGTCTAAGCTCGCTGCCACTCCTTAAACTCCGCGCCCTTTCGGAACAGCTTGGCGGCTTGCCTTGCCACCGTTGTGTGGTATCCATATTCTTGGCACCTAGCGTCGGCTGCATCCTCGGCATTGAGATACCGACCGTAAAGCTCAAACGCAACTTTGTGGAACTCAAGATTGTGAACACATGCACAAGCCCCACCCCGAGAGCATCCCTTAAAGCACCGAGCCCCGACGATTATGTGCGCCATTTCGTGCAGCAAAGTCTTACTCCAGGAATCACCCAGCACTCGCTGTCGGACCCCGTTGACATAGCTCATATACCGACCAGCGCCAACCGTGATCCGACCTTGACCTCGGTAAGCGTGACCTCCCCAACTGCGAGTCATTTGGATAACCAGCCCATTGAGAGCTTGTCCATGTTGAGCGCGCAGCACTCGGCGAGTCAGAACCGCAACCTCGGCTCGTTCGGCGGCGGTAAGTCCGACAACATACGCGATCCGCGTCCCGTTAAGAGCTTCAACCCGATTGGCAATTTGCCCGCCCTGGATGCGGACCTCGTTTTGTCCGAGTCCCGCCCGATTCCTCCGTCCCATTTCTCACCACCCCCTTTCTCAGAGCTCTGGGTGTCACTCCCGCCCTCACCTATAGTATACACCCTAGAGCTTAGAGCTGCACGAGGCGATAGTTAAGATTATGTTGAGATTTGATTAAGAAAACTTAACCTCATTTCTGGCTCAAAAAGCTCCTAAACGCTTGACAGCTCTACGCGCCAGGGCTTATGGTGGGGATGTCGGGAGTTCCCGATGCGATCAAGAAGGAGGGTCCATGAATCAGGAAGTCAACCAGGAGGAAGTCCAGTTCGTCGTTGAGTCGCTGGACGCGGAACAGCTGCTGGAGCTAATCCAGGCGGTCCTGGCATCGGTTGAAGCTGAGGAGGAAGTTGCATGATTGAGCTTCGCGGAGTCAACGGGGAGCTTCGCCAGCGAGTGCTGGCGGCTCAGGTCGCCGTGCGCGAGAATCGTAGCTTTGCTGCGCGCCAGTTGTATGCGGCAATTGAAGTCATGGTCGGGGCAAATGTGGAGACTCTGAATCTGACTGCGGTTGCCGCCGCCAAGCTGACCACTGAGCTGGCTCGGGCGGCACGAGCCGCCAGGGTTGCAGCCAAGCTTGTCAACTGAGGGGTTGACAGGGTAAACGCTAGAGCTTAAGATGGTGATGTCGGGAGATGTTCCCGACAGAAGGGGGTCCAGATGACAAAGCAAGAGGCAGAGAAGCTGATCGCTCGGGTCAAGGAGCTTACGGCTGAAAACTTCGCGTTCCAGTCCCAAATCATGACGGCGGTGCAGCGCATGAATCACAACTCCCTGGAGCTTGCAGGGATTGCCGAGATGGAGCTCTATGTGAAGGTCTTTGCGGCAAACAATGCGGAACAGGTAGAGGAGGTGGTTGCATGACAAAGGAACAGGCGGTCCAGCTGCTCCAACAGATCGGAGCAAACATCTTTGCGATCTCTGGTGGTCGCAGGGCGCTCGTCAATGGGGAGCTCGTGCTGAAGGTCGGGAGCGGCTACAGCGTGAGAATCGCGCTGGCTGGGAATGACACTTACACGGTCCAGAGGATTTACCAGCGAGCTGGCAAGATCACGGTCAAGGGGGAAGTCGCCAATGTCTACTTTGAGGAAGTGGGCGAAGTGGCTTACCAGGCGAGCTGTTTTGTGAATGTGGAATTTGGAGAGGGGGTGCTTGCATGAACGGGATTATCGCGTTTGAGTCCGCAACAAGCGAGTTTCTGGAGTGCAGCTGCGGCAACAGCGTCATGGCGTCGGGCTTTGACCAGCTTGGCGCCGAGAATTGCGAGCTGATGCATTACCAGTGCCTCAGCTGCAACGCCTTTGCGTGCGTTGACTACAGCAACCGAGTTGTGACGGGAGCTGATCATCATGTCCTGACAAATATCGTAGAGGAGGTGCTGGCATGACGGAGGAACAGGTGTGTTTGTCCTGCGAGTATGAAGCTGAGTGGGTCGCCACTGGACAATGGAGAAATGACCAGGCGAGAAATCATTGGATGATGTGGGGATGCACTTGCGACTGGGAAAAAACGGCAAACGAAGTGCAAGCGTATATGGAGGTGATTTCATGACGGCAGCTGAGGTATTCCAGGCGGGAGTTGAGCTGACACATTTGCGCTGGCAGCGAATGGACCAGGAAGGTCGCCACGAGCTTTGTGGCGACACGGAATATGGCTATTGCGGGCTGTGCCAGGAAATCAACCGAGCGAATGCTCTGATCGCTGATTCTGGCATTTGGCTGGACTGGCAAGCGGTTGAAAAAGTCGCCCGAGGCGAGGAAATTGCTGGATATGCCGCCATTGTGGAAATGGGCGGAAGTCTGGATGAGGAGGAGGTCTAAATGGCGGAAAATCCAAAGTGCCCGAACAATCCACGGCATGGCGAGCTCGCCCCGCATGGGAAAGGTGGTCTTACATGCCAAAAGTGCCAGGAGGAGCGCACAGCTCGCTCCAAGACGCCAACTCGCTGGGGAAATCCCAGCTAGGGGCTTGACAGGCATAATCGTTAGAGCGTAAGCTCGGAAAAGCCGAAAATCGGCAGAAGGAGAAAAACATGGAGCTTGAAAATCGGGAAATCCAGGAATCTGAGAATTGCGTTGGTTGCGGCGCCGAATATGAGGTCCGAAAAGCGGCTCTTTCTCGGTACGACAATAAAACGCACATTTGCAGCACATGCGGTCTGCTAGAAGCGAGTATTCAGCTTGACGCATTGCGAATCGGTCTTGATCCGCATGCTGTCCTATCGGCGCCAGGTAAGCGCGCTGGATTGGGGCTCGCATGACAGAAAGGCTAATAACGCTCCCTATGGCAGCGGAAATCCTAAAGATGTCCCCTACAACGCTAAGAATCCAGGCAGAGAAGGGCGTCCTGAAGGCAGACAAGCTAGGTAGGGATTGGGTGGTCTATGCATCCGAGGTGGAGCGATACGCTAAGGAGCACAGGCGAGGAATCGCTAATGGCGCCTAAGCGCCCGCCTAATACATGTGTTCTATGTAAACAGCCCTATAGGGCAGCATATGAATACCGTATAGCAGGGAAGGCTAAGCATGGCTATTGCAGCTATGCATGCGCCATGCGTGCAGCTAGGGCTAACATAGAGACACGATGAAACGCCCATGCCTGGTATGCGGTACGCCTAGCAATAATTCTCGGTGTGCCACGCACACCATGCCTAGGCATAGGGAGA